TGCAGCTGGATATGCGCTTACAAAAGAAAAAAATAGAAAAGCAGTAGCAAATTGGTTTATGGGTGATTTAGATTTCAGATATTTATATTCAAATAGTGGAGTAATGAAAAAACATTTTAAAAGTGCTTTGATGTATTTTTTAAAACAATCACCATCGTCTTTACAAAGAACAAAAGATATTATTACACCAATAGAATTATCTATAACAATAGATGGAACAGGTGGAATATATGCAGGTGAAGCATTTTCAAGTTCGTACATTCCCAAGAGATATAGAGATGCTTGTGCATTTCAGATTATGGATGTCTCTCATACCTTAGATTCGTCAGGTTGGAAAACTGAACTTAGAGGTTTAATGAGAATTGATTATGGGTTTGGTGCAAAGAAACCAGTAGCTAATATTTTAAAAGATATGTTACAAAAACAAGCTGATATAGTCAATGATGATGATCCAAATACTAACCCAAACGACCCACCATATCTAAACTTTGTGGATTATTTAACTAAAACCAAAGGAAGAAAATCACCATTTAGGTTAGACCCAAATCCTCCAAAAGAAATTAACGAAGAAGACAAGCTTACATCAGGTGTTAAAAAAGCAGAAGCAGGGCAAGGACAATAATGGTTATTTTAGAAAACGATAAAACAATAGAACAATTGGAGTTTTCAGCTGGAGTAACAGACGTAAAAGAATTTGTATATTCTTATGATTCATCAATATTTGTTCCAAGTGGTGTAGAATACCATAAAATAATAACAAAGACTAAAAGAGTTGTTTATCAGACATTCCCTAATCCACAAAAGTATTCAAAAGAAATAATAAGGGTTAGAAATCTATCTGACATTGAGGGTTACATACAAGCTAAAAGTAATAATGTAAAAGTATCAAAATATTTTAAAAATCAAAAATGTGAACCAAAGAAAGCAGATTATACAAAAGGATTTTTTATTAGATATTTTTTACAATTAGCATCAGATGATAAAGCACCAGTCATAGAAGTTAAAAAACCAAAGTACATGAATGCAGATGCTATATATCGTAAAACACAAATGAGATGGTCTCTTAGTAAAGACATTGAGGAACAAGAAAGATTAAATGTAAAGAACACCCTTGAAGTAGAAAAAACATTCCCACAAATTCGAATGAAGATATATAATTTTATTGAATTTGGGAAAGAGGGTTGATATTTATAACCATATAAAGGTTATACATTGAAATTCATAGAGAATAGTTCCGAGTTTAATGCTTTCTTGAACGATTATGAGAAAGCAAAAGAGATTGTCGCAATCCCTATTCCTACCGACCACAAAAAACATCCAGTAGAAACAAAACTATCCTTTCTTTTTTTATTAGTTGACAATAGTGCATATATATTACCGTTCAATCATACCGATGGATTGTGTCTACAACTTGGTGATTTAACTATATTAAGAAATAAAAATAAAAATGTCTATACCCTTGATAAAAAACAAGCATATCACCTTACTGGATTAAATAATCTTATTGATGTAAATCTACTCAACTATTGGAATACAGGTGAGAAAACTGATTTTGATTTGTATTCTGATGATATAATCCGACATTATCATATGAAACATCATGAGAAAAAAGATGTAAATACGTCTATTCCTATAATGAGATTTAGCTCACACTTATATAAGATAGCAACAGGAATACAGGTTATCGTCTCAAAATACCCTACTCCTGACATCTTGACATATAACAACGATATGTTTGACAACTTTACATACATAGAAAAAAATGGTTTACAAACACCTGATGGAATGGTGTATTCAGAGTATAATCCATTCACTTCCACAGGTCGTCCATCCAATAGATTTGGTGGAATTAACTTTGCAGCTCTGAATAAGAATGATGGTAGTAGGAAAAAATTCATTAGTAGGTTTGGTAGTAAAGGTAAATTAGTTGAGTTTGATTATGATGCATATCACTTGAGATTGATTGCAGAGAAAGTGGATTATAAGTTTTCAGACGAATCAGTTCACCAACATTTTGCAGATAGATTTGATATTAGTTATAAAGAAGCAAAGGGTCTTTCATTCCAATATCTATATGGTTTTATTCCTGACGACATAGCAGAGAGTATAGAGTATTTCGGTAAGGTGAGAGAGTTTACAGATAAGTTATGGCAACTCTATAAGAGAGAGAATTTTATCAAATCAGATATTTATAGTAGACAAATAAGAGGAAATGATTTTAACGCAAATAAGTTATTTAACTATTATATTCAGTTACTTGAGACAGAATCGAATGCATTAGTTATAAAGGATGTAAGAAAAATAATGGGAAAATATAAGAGTAAGTTTGTATTATATAGTTACGATTCATTTCTGTTTGATATGCACATTGACGATGGATTACCACTTCTTACAGAAATAAAAGAAGTTTTAGAGAGAGGTAAGTATCCAGTTAAAGCTGCATGGGGAAATAATTATGATGAACTTATTGACATAACGGAGAAGTTTGTTGATTAAACTTAAAGACTTATTAACAGAAGCACAAGTTGGTCCAAGTTGGATAGATGGTGAGTGGTATCCCGCTCATACAAAATCAGTATTGAATTGGGTACGGAGAAAAGAATACATTCCTCTTACACCATCGGTTGTGGAGAAAGCACTTGGTAAAAAGATACCTGTAAAATCATTTCACATTACAGGACCAGATGGAATACGACAACTCAAAAATGTTCTTGGAAGAAAAAAATCAATCTCAACATTTACACAAACTCATGAATCTGAAGCATTAGCTAAAGGTCGTGGTGTTCAAACAGGTATGGGTGGTATCATTTGTTATGTAGAGGGACATTTATTAGCACAAAGAAGTATGGATTTTGATACAACACCTGATAAACAAGGTCGTAGATGGGTAAGTTCTTTTCACGTGTTTGATAAGGATAAGATGATATGGACAAATGCTTTAAAGGCTTCAAAAGTTGATTTTGATAGTATTGATGGAAAAATGGGTAAGATAGAAAGAGACTATAAAGATAAATGGATAGAGGGTGATATTAAGTATGATGAGTATAAAGCAAAAGTTAAAGAAGAACAAGGGCCTTTAGTAGCAAAATATATAAAAGATTTTATTAATGTGGCAAACAAAACTCTAATCAAAAATAAAAAAATATTCAAAAAGAGTTTGATTGATTCCGATGTTAACAAAAAAAGTGCTTGGTGGAATGAAATTGTTGTCTATGATACAAAGATAATTGATATGTTTGTAATGCAAAGAGTATTGGATAATAGTCCACTAGCCAAACTTGAAATAGAAAAATTATTATCAACAGCAAGTGGTAACAAACCAATAACTATTGGTGCACCAGCTCAGTTTAGAAAATGGTTCAAAGAACGAAAAGGTAAAATTCACAAGGGTTAATAATGGATTGGAATAAATTATTTAACGATTTCGCAGATAAGTACTATGCAGTACCCGACTTCACTAATGAAAAACACGTATATGCCCTACAAAACTATCTAATAGAACAAGGTATGTTAACAGAAGATGTTGATTACGCTATCAAAACTCTTTTGTTTGAAGCACCAAAAAAACCTACAAATCCTAAAATAGCAAAACAAGCTAAAGATATGGGATTGAAATGGAAAGGTAAAGGTTATGGTCCTGAAAATGTAAATAAGGTTACTCATAAAGTAGATGGTGATAAACTTGTTGCTGTAGATGATGAAAAGGGTGATGATAAAGAAAAGGGTGATGATAAAGAAAAGGGTGGAGAAGAAAAAGAAGAACCTAAAGCAACTGTAGTAGGTAAAGACGCTGTAGCGGATAGAGGTAAAGACCATAATAAAAATGTTAATACTGATTATACAGATAGAGGCATGGATGAACCTGAAGATGATAAACCTAAAAAGAAGAAAAAGAGTTTTGTTTCTGGAGATTTAAGTAAAGGTGATAATCAAGTAAAAAGTGATATGTTAGAACATGGATATAGTGGTTATAAAAAAGCAACAGGTAAAAAACCTGCACCAGGAGGAGCTGGTTCAGCTTTCAATGAAATAATGTCAGGAGAGGGAGTTAAGATGTTAATGGATAATCCTGATATGACAGAAGAAGATTTAGCTAGAGAGATGTATGAGAGAACTAAAAAAACTAAGCTTGGAAAAGAACAAAAATCAACCTTTGGTGTAAATAAAAAGGATATACCTGAAGATATTGAAAATGAAAATCTTTTCTCTAAGTGTTTAGTTTCTGCTAGGTCAGCAAAAAAGAAACTTGAGAGAACAAAAGAAAGAATTAAAAAATTACAGAAAATCAAAAAATTTGGTGAACCAAAAAAGGTTGAAACTTTTTATGGAGCACAAGAATCTATAGATGCTCAAGTTAAAATGGTAGAAGAAGCTAAAACAGTTATTTTACCTAATGGACAAGAAGTAGACAAAGAAGATGCTATAGCTTTTATACGAGCAGGTGGTAAAGGAATGAATCCATCCGATACTGCTACTTTTGTTACCGATGATAAAGGTAATCTGTTATTACAATTTCATTCTGATAAAACCACTACTAATGATATTCAAGACAATTCAACATTGATGCAAGAGGGTGAAAATTTTAAACAAAATATAGATAACGATCCAAACTTAACAGATAAAGAAAAAGAAGAAGCTAAAAAACTTATTGATGAATATAGTGAAAAAATAAATGATATAGAAGAAAATTACAACAAAGCTGCAGTACCTGTAGCTGATAATTTATTGACTCAACCTGAAGAAGATTTATCAAAAGTTTTAAAAGATAATCCACAAGGTGTTCAGAATAACATAAGTAAAGCTTTGTATGGAGATAATGGAGAACCGCCAGCAAATAGCAAATTTGAAAAATATTTGCCTGAGGGAAAGACTCTTGATGACGATTTAACTGTAGAAGAACAATATCAAATGCTTTTGAGATATGCCGCCGATGGTGGTAAACTTACAGCCGAAATAACAAAATCAATAAATAAAGTAGGTTTAGAGTATCAAAAGCAACATCCTGATGTAGGTGGTTTAGATGTTAAGAAAACTTTATCTGACCAAAGAGAAGAAGTAGTTTCTATGCAAAGAGAAAGAGTTGAAAAACTAAACGAAATGAAATCAGGACTTGGAACATTAATGGAAGCAAAAGAAGTATCAAGGTCGTTTCATTTTAATATGATGGATTATCCACCTAAGAAATATGAAAAGGGAAATCCTAATAGTATTATGGGAGCAGCGATGGATGTCAATATGGGTGGAAATATAGTTGATGGTGAAGTTTTAAAAGAATGTTTAGGTGTAAAAAATTCAAAAGAATTTGAAGAAGAGATGACAATAGTAGAGGTAGATGAGTTACAATATGATAAAAAAGGAAATGTAACTGGTAAAAATGTATACACATACGTCATTGATAAAGACAATAACAGAACAGAAGTAGGATACAAAACTTATCGTTCAAAAAATGGTGCAGCTGGAAAAACACAAAACACTATGAGTTATAGTACAGATATGCAAAATTGCTTTAAGGGGAAAAAATAATGAAGACACAATTGTTAGCGACATTTTGTAAAAGGAATAGATTATACGAAACAATAGATTTGATTATAGCTTGTAACGATATAGTGTTCGACAAGATATATGTATTTCAGAATGAGAATGATTATCATCAATTGATATGTACATACAACGTAGAAGCAACCGATGATTATATTGAGAGTTCAGTAGATACTATTTCCATACACAGAAAGAAACAATCAAACTCTTTATACACAATAAACGCACTTAATGAATTAGTCAAGACATTAAACAATGGTGTATTAGATAACTCATTCCCAATACCCTGGGAGAACTACAGAAACCGTATGTTATTGACAAATGAAGAGGGACTTTACGAAATACCAACGAGGGTATATTCGATAATACACACAAAAACTTGGAAATCTGACATAGACGAAAAATAAAATGAGTTTAAAAAAACATATAGAAGAATTTGACAAATTACATCCAGAGTATTCTGAAGGTATTGATTATACTGATAACTTATTTGCTCCTGTCGAAGAATTGGAAAATCATATTCACGATAGAGATGGGATTATTGAAAATTTAGAGGAAGAAATACTTGAATTAAAAAATCAAATTTCTATATTACAAAAACAAAAATCTACTATTTTAGAAGAATTAAAGGAATCTGGCTGGTTAGAAAATAAAGTTACTTTCTCATCAAAATATAAAGGTAACATTAAAACAATTCTTGGTGAAATAAAAGTTGTAGATACAAAGATAATATCTATGTTAACAACCGTTGGAAGAAAAAAACAAGCTAATCAAAAATTAACTTGGAAAGGTTGGTTAACCATACCAGAGAATAGATATCTGTATGAAATAAATGAAAGTGTAGCTAAAGATGTTTATAATGCTACTACTGAATATATAAGAAGAAATTTTGAAGATAGAAAAATATCACGAGGTGGTGGAGCAGTTACAGAAAAAAATTACTCATTAACATTTAGTGGGAATGCTGGTGCTGGTAGTCTAAATAATCATGTAACAACTGATTTTAACCCCGATACTTATAACCTTAATTTAGGATTTACTGTTTCTTATTGGGTTAGACCAGATGAAGTAGGAAATACTATGTTTGCATTCGGTAGAAAGCATGCCAATAACCAACGATTTACATTTGGTATTAATAGAAAACGTCAATCATTCTTCGGCATTGGTTCAAATACAGGAGTAAAAGCATGGGTTAACATGGACACCCCAGTAGAAGAATCATTGTTAGTTGAGGACGGTAGTTACTGGAATCTAAAAACAGATGGTACTTGGTATCATATAGTAGTAACGTATGATGACCGCTCAGATACATCTTCTGGTACGGCTCGTAAAGTATATGTAAACGGAGTACTTCGTCAGACAGATAATTTCAATTGGAGCTTCACAGGTGGTGATACTGGTGGTATGATTTTTGGGGGGCGCAGAACATCAGGCAACCAATATGAAAACGGATGGGCTTGTGGTCTTCAAGATGTAGCTATTTTTAATACAGCTAAAGATTCTGATTGGGTTGCAAATGTATATCGTGGTAAAAGTGAAACGGATTTATCAGGCGAAAGTGGTATTGTAGGATATTGGAGATTTAATGAGGGTAGTGGAACTACAGCTTATGATTCATCAGGAAATGGTAATCATGGAACTTTGACCGCTGATTCTGGAGATACTACAGATTATCCAACTTGGTCAACAGATAAACCATAAAAAATAAAAAAATAAAATGTATTTTGGGGAATTTATATAATACTTATTTATGTATGAAAATGGTTACACAAAAAACAGTAACAGTAACAATTAAACAATTAAACTTAATGAATAACAAATAGGAGATATCTAATGGATATTAACGCACTGAAGAAGCGTCTAGGTCAACTTCAAATCACAAACAATCGTACCTCAAATCTATGGAAGCCGTCACCCGGCACAACTCAAGTAAGAATCGTACCTTATAAATTTAATAAGGACAATCCTTTTATCGAGTTATTTTTCCATTATGATTTAGGTAGAAAATCTTATCTTTCACCAATGTCATTCGGTCGTCCAGACCCAATCGAAGAGTTTTCTCAAAAACTCAAAGCTTCGGGTAACAAGGAAGACTATCAATTAGCTCGTAAAATTGAATCCAAAATGAGAACGTTTGCTCCAGTAGTAATACGTGGTGAAGAGAATCAAGGTGTTAAGTTTTGGGGTTTTGGTAAAACAGTTTATCAAGAACTGCTTTCCATTATTGCTGATCCTGATTATGGTGATATTACCGATTCAATGAATGGTCGTGATATTACTGTAGAGTTCAAGACAGCAGAAGAAGTTGGAGCTTCGTTTCCAAAAACAACAATCAGGGTTAAACCAAATCAAACCCCGATTACGGAAGATGCAACTCTTCTTGAGAATCTTATAGATAATCAAAAGGACATCACCGAAATCTATCAGGAACAAACCTATGAAGAACTAACTGAAGTTCTAAATAATTGGTTGAATCCAGAAGAGGGTGATGAAGAATCACAAGAGCAACCTGTAACTAAATCCGAAGTTAAAGAAGATGTAAAATCAACTGAGGATGTTTCAGCAGCATTTGACGATCTGTTTAATAACTAATAGAACACGAATAAGTTGGGGAGTGCGAGTTCCGACTTTCACTCCCCTAAGTTATATAAATTTAGGAGACATTATATGTCAACAAGAGACGAATTGGCAGGGCAACTTGCCGCTAGTTTAAATAAAACTTTCAAAGATACTAAAGTCGCTTATTTTCTTGATGGTTCAGATACAACACCCACAGATATAAAAGAATTTATTTCCACAGGTTCTACATTGTTAGACTTGGCAATATCAAATAGACCAAATGGTGGTATTGCAGTAGGTAGGATATCAGAACTTAATGGATTAGAATCAAGTGGTAAATCTTTGGTTGGTGCACATCTTTTAGCTGAGACTCAGAAAAAGGGTGGTGTGGCAGTTTACATAGATACTGAAACTGCAGTAAGTCAAGATTTTCTAAAGGTTATTGGTGTTGATATCAATAGTATGTTGTATTTGCATTTAGAAACTGTAGAAGATATATTTGCAGCAGTAGAAGAGATTGTATCCAAAGTTCGTGAATCAGACAAAAATAGGTTAGTAACTATCCTTGTAGATTCACTAGCAGCTGCATCTACAAACGTAGAGATGGAAGCAGACTTTGATAAGGATGGTTGGGCTACAAGTAAAGCAATCATTATATCTAAAGCTATGAGAAAAATTACTCAAATGATTGGTAGACAGAGAGTGGCTCTTGTGTTTACAAATCAGTTAAGACAAAAATTAGGTGTGATGTTCGGAGACCCCTGGACAACAAGTGGTGGAAAAGCACTACCATTTCACGCATCTACAAGAGTTAGATTAAAAAACAAAGGTCAAATCAAAGATAAAAAGAATCACGTTATTGGTATGACGATACTTGCACAAGTTATCAAGAATCGTTTAGGTCCACCTTTGAGAAGTTGTGAGTTCCCTTTATACTTTGAAAGTGGTATTGATGATGTAGGTAGTTGGTTAAAAGTAATGAAAGACCATAAGATTGTAAAACAAGCTGGTGCATGGTATACACTTACAGACCACTTAGGAGCAGAACACAAGTTTCAATCAAAAGAATTCGGAGAGAAACTATCAGACCCTGATTTCAAATCATTCGTTTACGAACAGATATGCGAAAAAGTTATATTGAAATATGATATGAAGGATTTGGGAATAGATGATGTAGTTGAGACGGAAGAGGTGGTTGGTGAGTGATGTCAAACGCCAGATACCTTTCCATCCTGAATGAGATAAAGAAAAAAGGTGGTTCTGTTAACTTTCAGAACACAAACAAAAAAGTACTAATAGTTGACGGCTTGAATACTTTTATCAGAGTATTCAGCGTAATGCCAACTCTAAACGACAACGGCGTTCATGTTGGTGGCATTGTTGGTTTCCTTAAAAGCATAGGATTTGCCATTAATATGTTTAATCCCACTCGTGTTATCATAGTATTTGATGGCAAGGGTGGGAGCAACCGCCGCCGTAAATTATATTCCGATTACAAAAACAAACGTAGAACGTCTTACAGAGTTAATAGAGTAGCAGGTTTAGAAAACGTAGAGGATGAGAGACGGAATATGTATCTACAACTCAGAAGAGTAGCAGAGTATCTTGAATTATTACCAGTAACTAATATATCCGTAGATGGTATCGAAGCAGATGATGCTATAGCTTATATCGCAAAGAGTGTAATACCCGATGGTGAAAAGATTATCATGTCAACCGACAAAGATTTCCTACAATTAGTATCAGACGATATCAAAGTTTGGTCTCCCACAAAAAAGAAATTATATAACAAAGAAGCAGTTTTAGAAGAGTATTGTGTAACTGCAGAGAATTTTATTATGGCTAAAATATTTGAGGGTGATAAGTCTGACAATATAAATGGTGTAAAAGGAATAGCCACTAAAACATTGGTAAAAAATATACCAACTTTGGGAGTTGAGAATAATAATTATAGTCTACAAGAGATATACAAATATGCACACAAACACAAAGATGATGATGGAAACTTCTTTGTGAAAATATTACAGAATAAGGAGTTACTTGAACGTAACTATAAGTTGATGCAGTTAGAAGATGTGAACATAAGTGCTTCAACTAAAACAAAATTAATCGATGTTATCAGAGGTCCTATCAGACGTTTAGTAAAATTTAAATTTGAAGCCATGTTTATGGAAGATAGATTATTTCAAAATCTACCAAATGTAAGTAGTTGGTTAGCTCAGACATTTACCACTATGGATAAGTATGCGGAAAAAACCAATGGGTAGAAAAAAGAAATATTTTACAGCAAAGGAAAAGAAAGAAGCTCAAAGAAAATGGCAAATGGATTATTACTACAGAAATAAAGAGACCATTTTGAAGAAGATGAAAGACAAGTATAGACAGAAGAAATTAAATTTATCAAAAACAAGACTCACGAAAGAGATATATGGAGAGTAACACTTCTTTAGTAGAATTTGGAACTTCATTCCAATCCAAAGTTATAGCATCTTGCTTAACTGATACGATGTTTTTACAAACAATCATGGAAGTTCTTGAGCCAGAGTATTTTGAATCTGATTCAAATAAGTGGTTGGTTCAAGAAATACATAACTATTTTATAAAGTATAAAACCACACCTACATTAGAGGCTATCAAGATAGCAATAGATGATGTTGAGAATGATGTGCTGAAGATATCAGTTGTAGAAGCACTAAAAGATGCTTGGAGACATAGAGAAGCAACAGACTTACAGTTTGTTCAAGAAAAAACATTAGAGTTTTGTAAGAATCAAGTTATCAAATCTGCTATTATGGAATCTGTAACTCTATTAGAAAATCAAAATTATGATGGTATAAAAACAGTTATAGATAGTGCTATGAAAGCTGGAACAGCTGTAGATATTGGACACGATTATAACGTGGGTATTGAAGAGAGATTAACTAAGTCTACAAGAGTTACGATAAAAACGCCGTGGGATATTACAAATGATATCATGGATGGTGGTTTAGGTGAGGGTGAATTAGGTGTTGTAGTTGCGCCAGCAGGTGTTGGTAAGACTTGGTTACTTCAGAGTATAGCTGCAGGTGCTTTGAAAAGAGGATTTACTGTAGTTCATTACACATTAGAATTGAATGAAACCTATGTTGGGTTAAGATATGATACTGTCTTTAGTGGTATAACTACACAAAACATTAAGTTTCAAAAAGATGAAGTGAAGAAAGTCATTGACTCTATTGAGGGTAAGATGATTATTAAATACTACCCAACAAGAGCAGCAACTGTTAATACACTTTCAGCACATCTAAAACAATTAGAACTAAAAAATATAAAACCTGATATGGTTATTGTTGATTACGCTGATATCTTGAGAGATAATAGTGGTATGAGAGAGGTAAGACATCAGTTGGGTGCTGTATATGAAGAGTTAAGAGGATTAGCTGGTGAGTTTAAAGTTCCAATATGGACTGCATCACAAGCAAATCGTTCAGCATTAGAAGAAGAAGTGATAGAAGCAACAAAGATTGCAGAAGCATACAGTAAGATTATGATAGCTGACTTCGTATTGAGTATCAGTAGAAAAGCAGAAGATAAGTTAAGTCATACTGCAAGATGTCATATCATTAAGAATAGATTTGGTATTGATGGTGTAACTT